GGATACCTCTAGAGTCTTTTCTTCATTGTCCATAAATCTTAGTCCAGCAGTAAAGGGTGGTTCCTCTAAGAATTCTGCCGTAACCTCTACATTTTCCCAATCTCCTTGGGGTGTACCATTAATCATTCCCCTACGTTGAGAAGTGATTGCCAAAGTATCAGAGCCACCCTTACCCAATATGTTTATGGCTTCCTTATCTACTTCTAATTTGTATTCGTAGTTAAGGCTGCCTTTCTTTTGAATAAGATTTACAGTCTTAGGTACTCCATTAACTGTAATGGTAAGGATGGCTTTTTTATCTGCTTCTGTATCATTCACTTTTAACGGATGTACCATTACAAGTGCAGGACCAGTACCAGAGGTTTTATCTGCTTCAAAATCTGCCATTACTTTGTATATTTTCTAAGTTCTTTTCTTAATTGATTTCGTATCTCTTTCTCTAAAACTACGTTTCCACCGGCTGCCTCAAAAGCAGGTTTCCATAAAGGACGAGGTGGAAGATTACCATCTCTACTACCGTATTCCAACATGATAGCAATTTGATTAAGAGTTTTTCGAGAAGTTCTACCAGAGTATGTTATCTTCCTTAATCCTGGAGGAAGACCAACAAAGGTTCTGTCTTTCTGAGTTACCATAGTAACTGACCTTGCATATTGACCAGTAAGATTTAATAGGG